ACCGGCAATGTACTGCTGCGCATCGGCCGGTGCGATCAGGTCCGCGAACAGGACCTCGAAGAACAGGACGGCGAGCCCTGCCATGGTGAAGGGCTTGATCAGCCAGTTCACCACGATCGTCAGCACGAGCCCTTTCGGCCGATCGCCGATGTGGCGCAGGCTCGCGAAGTCGACCGCCACCATCATCGGATAGACCATCGCCCAGATCAGGACGGCAACGACCAGGTTGACGGACGCGATCTCGAGCGCGGCGAGCGTCTCGAACAGGCCCGGCAGCACGTTGCCGAGCAGCAGCCCGGCGCCGATGCAGAGCGCCACCCAGACAGAGAGCCACTTTTCGAAGAAGCCGATGCCGGCAGGCGCCGCTGCGATGGCCTCGGCCGTGGCCGCGTAGGTGTCGTTGCTCATCGGGCGGGGCTCTCGTTTACGCGGCGCCCGTCGGCGTCCACCACGAGCTCGCCGTCCTCCTTGCGGAACTCCCCGCGCTGCGGGTTCGGCAGGATGTCGAGCACCGCCTCGGAGGGGCGGCAGAGCCGTGTTCCGAGCGGCGTCTCGACGATGGGGCGGTTGATGAGGATGGGATGCTCCAGCATCAGGTCGATCAGCTCGTCGTCGGAGAACTTGGGGGCATCGAGCTTGAGCTCGTCGTAGGGCGTGCCCTTCCGGCGCAGGAGGTCGCGCACGGGGATCCCCATCGCGGCGATCAGCGCCACGAGCCGCTCGCGGCTCGGGGGCGTCTTCAGATACTCGATAACCTCCGGCTCATCGCCGGAGTTGCGGATCAGCGCCAGCACGTTGCGCGACGTGCCGCAGTTCGGGTTGTGATAGATCCTGGTGGTCATGCGGTCTCTTTCCGGGCGGCGTGCGTCGAGGGGGCGATCCCGCATGCTGCCGGATCGCCGGCGCAACAGTGGCGGGTCAGATAGTCGATGAGGCCTGTCATGGTGGCGAAGTCCGCTGAGTAGATCAGCGAGCGTCCTTCGCGCTGGACCGTCACCAGCCCGGCGTGCTTCAGTTCCTTGAGGTGGAACGAGAGCGTGGCCGAAGGGAGATCCAGCGCCTCGCCGATCCGCCCCACTGCACGCCCTTCCGGACCGGCCTCCACCAGCAGGCGGAAGATGTCGAGACGCGTCTCCTGCGAGAGCGCGGCAAGCGCAGCGAGTGTGGCCTGTTTTTCCATCTCTCCACAATAGTGGAGATGTAGAGCGAGATCAATCCCGCCTGCGGCCGCCCCGCGGTGTCAGCTCGGCGCACGGCTGATCCTGCAGCGCTGAGGCGCGGACCGATGCCGGTGATCAGAGGAGAGCGAGCGCAATCCCGCCTGTCGCGATCAGCACCACCACTACCCACGGCGGCGCCTTCCACACGGTCAGCAGCACGAACCCCACCAGAGCAAGCGCGAAGTCCTGCGGGCTGAAGATCGCGCTCGTCCAGACGGGATCATAGAGAGCCGCGCCGAGGATGCCGACGACGGCGGCGTTTGCGCCGCGCATGGCCGCCTGCGCCAGCGGCCGCGTCCGAAAGGCGTCCCAGAAGGGAAGCGTGCCGATCAGCAGTAGGAACCCGGGCAGGAAGATCGCGATGAGGCCGATGGCCGCGCCGGCAAGGCCGTTCGGCTCCGGCACCATGACCGCGCCCAGATAGGTGCCGAAGGTGAAGAGCGGCCCCGGAACGGCCTGCGCCGCGCCATATCCGGCCAGGAACGCGTCCTCGCCGACCCAGCCGGGCCGGACCACCTCCGCCTCGAGCAGCGGCAGGACGACATGACCGCCGCCGAACACCAGCGAGCCCGCCCGATAGAAAGCGTCGAAGAGCGCCAGCCCCTGCGATCCCGCCGCTGTCGACAGCACCGGCAGAAGAAACAGCAGCAGGAAGAACAGTCCGAGCGCAGCGGCTCCCACCGTCCTGGAGACCGCGAAGGTCAGATGCCCCGTCGTCGGAGCGGCGCCGCCCCGGCAGAGCCAGAGACCGGCAAGACCGCCGACGACGATGGCCACGATTTGTCCGACCGATCCGGCGGCGAAGACCACGATCAGCACCGCCGCAAGGGCGATGCTGGCCCTCCCGCGATCGGGCGCGAGCGTTCGGGCCATGCCCCAGACAGCCTGCGCGACAACCGCCACGGCGACGATCTTGAGCCCGTGCAGGAGGCCCGCTCCGATCGGCCCGTCGAAGGCGGATGCACCGAACGCGAAGAGCACGAGCAGCAGAGCGGACGGCAGCGTGAACGCCGCCCACGCCGCGGCTGCCCCGAGCGGACCGCCGCGAAGCAGGCCCAGCGCGAAGCCGACCTGGCTCGAGGCCGGCCCGGGCAGAAACTGGCAGAGCGCGACGAGGTCGGCATAACCCGCCTCGTCGATCCACTTGCGTCGTGTGACGAGCTCGTCGCGGAAATAGCCGAGATGCGCGATCGGGCCGCCGAACGAGGTGAGCCCGAGCTTCAGAAAAGCCCGGAACACCTCGCCCGCCGAGCCCTGCGGGCCGGCACGCTCAGGCGCCGTCGCTTCCCGGAACGACCTCACGAAATAGCTCCCGGATCTTGTCGTGCGCGAGGTTCAGCGCCTCGGTCCCGTAGGGCGTCGCCCTGTAGATGCGCCGATGCGAGCGGCCCGCCCGTTCGGTGCGGGATTCGAGATACCCCTTGCGCTCCATCGCGTGGAGCATCGGGTAGAGCGTGCCCGGGCTGACGCGGTAGCCATGCCGAGCCAGTTCCTCGATCATCCACTGTCCGTACAGGTCGCCCTCGGCGGCATGGTGCAGGACGTGGAGCCGAATGAATCCGGAGAGGAGCTCCTGATGTTCCATCTGCTGAAGTCCTCAAAGCCGGCCCCATTATCGAATCTCGATTTCGGGAACCGATGGTATAGTGGATTGTTCGCCGTGCAACCTGCCCGGGGAGGGTCCGGCGGGTGATGTCGACGTAGTGATAGGAGGGCGACACGGTCAGCGAAGCAGATCGCGATCCGCGCCACCACACCTAGAAAATGCAGACGCGCCTGCAGGAGACGATGGATCACCTGGCGAGGACATCGAGAAGGTGGACGAACCTCAGCTGAAGGCAATGTTCGAGACAGCCGCCGAGGTGCTGGGCGGACTGAAGAAGGCGTTCAGCGATTACGAGCGGAAGAACGACAGTGCTTGGCGCGGCTGAGCTCGAGGTCTGAAGCAGGAATGGCCTTAGGGTGAGGCGCACTTCCGAGACTGCTCACGCATGACAGCATAGTCGCTCATCATCTCGGCGACCGCCGAGGGGTCCGGTAGCAGCATAAGCTCATCAGCCGCACGCGCTTGGAGATTGCGACTGTATTCCACTACCGGCGGACACGCCGCAATGCGTTCTGGTTCAGAACCGCCCGTCGCGCAGGCGGTCAGCGAGGTCGTCGCGATCGCGAGGGCGGCGAGCTGCCGCATCGAGCATCTGGCGCTGGACGTCATTGACCTTCTCCGAGGTTTTGAGGCGTTCGGCGAGCCGGCCAGCACGCTCGCCGGAGCGCCGGAGCGTGAGCAGGAACAGGAGCACCGCGAGTGCGATGGCGCCGTAGCGTAGGGCCGCCCGCATCCACGGGGCGGCGGCGATCCCGGTGAACAGAGCGGCGATCATCGACGCCCCCGCTTCCAGTCGTCGATGCGGGCGTAGATCGTCACGGCAAGGCCCGCGAGCGCCACGGCGATGAACACCCAGCGCAAGGTGTCGAGATAGGGGACGAGCGGCAGGATCGCGGTCTGGGTCTCCGCCAGGACGTTCTGCGCCACCTCGACGCCAGCGGCGCCAAGCGTCGCCACGCCTGCTGCGCCGCTGCCCTTCATCGTGCGGCTGTCGGCCAAGACCTCCCGCAAGGGTGCCGTTTCCGCGGCGAACACCGTCGCCCGCACCGGGAAACGCTCGCCCCATTGCCGAGCCGGGCCGAGATCGATGTGCATGAAGCCCGAGCGCGGATAGTAGCCAAAGCCAAGGAAGCCGACGGCTCGGGCGGCAGCCTCGAAGGCGACCGGATCGTGGTTGGCCATGGCGATGTCGAAGGCCATGCCGTCCATGTGCTTCGAGCGCGGCGCGCCGCCGACGGCCCGGTTGTGCGCCGGACTGCGGTAGGCCGAGCGGACGATCAGCGGCTTGCCAAGCCGGTCGCGCAGCGCCTGGAGCTTGTCGAGCGCTTCCTCGTTGATGCGCAGGGAGCCGGTGCCCCGGCAGGCGATCTCGGCGGGGGAGAAATTTTTCCAGCGCCATGAGCGCTCGGGCACGTCGCGCCAGTGCTTGTAGAAGGTTGTGGTCATGAGTGATCTCCAGGCACAAAAAAGCCCGCTCCTCGACGAGGGCGGGCGGTGGTCTGATGGGTCGGGCGGATGGGTTAAGGCGTCGGTCCGAAGAGCTTCAGCTTGATAGCAATGCCCGCCATCAGGGCGAGCAGGACGCCAGTGGTGATCAGTCGCACGGCGGTCTGGACGGCCGTCTGTTTCGCGAGGCGGAAACCCGCAAGCAACGAGGGAAGATCGCGGATATTCTCGGCCGCATCCTGACCATCGAGACCGACCTCATGCAGGGCGCGCCGCGCGCCTGTTTCGGCTGCGCGTGCCAGCAGCGCCTCGAACTCGGTCTCGGACATGCGGAACTGCTCGTTCGCTTGCGGCGGCGTCATAGCGGTTCTCCCGGAGAGTCTGGTTTTGGCTCGCGGCTTTGCCGGTGGCCGCTCAGGTCGCCACGCCGGACTCGCACAGCAGGGTGATGAAGCGGCGGCGGCGCTCCATGTCGGCGGCGGTGCGAATGTTGTAGACGGTGCCTGAACGTGTCTCGATCAGCCGCCAAGTGGGAGTGATGGTGGCAGTCTCGGTATCGAAACGCACGATTATCAGCGCCGGCTGAACGCTTTGCAGGCGTGCGGCAATGACGGTCTCGCCGCCTTTGGAGAGTAGAATGCAGGCGTCGCGCTCGAACTGTGGCACCCACTGGCCATAGGTGTTGCCATAGCCATCATCGATCTCCTCGCGCTTTTCGAGGCGGACGCGGTCGCGCAGGGCATTGGCGGTGATCCGGGCCATCAGATCAGGCTTTTGCGGTAGGGTGCGATCAGGGCATGGACGGTGTGCTCGATGGCGGCATCGATGCTGGTGTCGGCGCCATCGAACAGGCGCTGGACGATGAGCAGGAGGGCCTGGCGGATGGGCTCCGGCACGTCGGCCGCCGCGCCATAGCCGGCGGTGAAGATGATCGAGACGGCATCCGCGCGACGGAAGGTGGCCGGCCAGGATTGGCCTGACCGCCGGGTGACATAGGCACCGCGCGCGTCGGCAAACAGATCGTAGACGCCGGTGTCCAATGTCTGCTGCACATTGCCGGCATCGAAGTAGCTGACGCTGTCGATCGCGGTGACCGGCGCCAGCGGCAATGGCAGGTGATCGGCAAAGCGGCCGAACTCCTGTCGCCAGGTTTGGGTAATCAGCGCCCGCCCGAGAATGCCGGACCAGCCGTCGAGCCAGGCGGTCGCCGCCCTGATCTGGGCGCTGATCAGATCGTCCTGGTCATCGTGATCGACGCGCAGATGGGCCTTGGCCTCGGCCAGCGACACCGGCATGGTCGCGGGCGCAACCGTGCGGACGGGAGCGAGCATGGCTGTCTTCCAACAGGTTGATGAACGGGGGGTGGCCAGAATCTCGGCGCTGCCGACTGTCTGGCCGCTCTGACCGATCAGGCAACCGGCGCGTCGTGGGGATGGCCGAGCGCAAAGATCGCACCCGCGGCGATCGACGTGCCGGAGGTCTTGGTGACGACAGCGCGGATATAGCGCTTCGAACCCTTGTAGCCCTGCTTGTAAACCGTGCTGGCCTCGAGTGCCGTCGGAAGGGCTCCAAGCAGATCGCCGACTGCCACATCGGTGAAATCACCGTCCGTGGTCGTATCGCTCTCCTGCATGGCGATGACGTAGAGGCCGTCACCAACAATCGCGCCGGTGTTGATGATCAGCGTCGCGGAGTTGAAACCCTGCAAATCGGCATGGCTGCCCTTGGTGGTGGCGGTGACCACGGCGGGAACCAGCGATGCGACGAGGCCGAGGCCGGAGATACCGTCCTTCATGACAGAAGTCCTTTCAATGAATGGGGATTGGTGAAGAGACGGGAGACCTTCCTTCGACCCTTCGACAAGCTCAGGATGATGGCCGCCCGTGAAGATGATCAGGTGCTGATCTTCAGCAGCTTCAGGGCTTCGAAGTTCACGATGCCGCCGCCCACCCGCTTGGTGGTGTAGAACAACACGTTCGGCTTGGAGGTGAACGGATCGCGCAGGACCCGGATGCCAATGCGGTCGACGATCAGGTAGGAGCGGGCGAAGTCGCCGAAGGCGATCGGAAACTCGCTGCTCGACGCCGCCGGCATGTTGTCGTCGGTGTGGACCGGCTTGCCGAGGATGGTGGCAACTTCGGCAGCGCCGGAAGGCGGCGCCCAGATAGAGCTACCTTCCGCGTCCTTGAACTTGCGAACCGTGTTCATCACCTTGTCCGACATCAGCCACGATGCACCATTCCGATAGCCGGACTTGAGCGAGTAGTAGAGGTCGATCAGACAATCGGCCGGGCTGACCGACGTGGTTGCCGCCAGGAAGCCATCCGACTTGCCAGACACCACGAAGCCTATCTTGCCCCACGCATAGGAGGCATTCGCCACCTTGTCATAGGCCAGAATACCACGCGGCTTGTTGATGCCGTTGCCGTTGGCGAAGGCGGCACCTTCCTGCTCGGCGAACTCGATCGACACTTCATCGGCCAGCCAAGCCGCCAGATCGATACGAGCATCGTCCAGCGAGGTCTGCGTTGCACCCGGCATTGCGTAGATTTCGCCGGTATTGATGGCGATCTCACGCAGCGTCGGCGTGTTCGTGCCAGTGCGAGAATCTTCCTCCCCGACCCAACCGGAAGTGGCCCCGCCCATATTGACCAACTTTTTGTAGGTATTGGTCGAGATCGAGATGGTACGGGCCAGCGAGCGGATCGTGGACACCGTGCCCAGCACGCGGTCGATCCCGGCTTCGGCTTCTTCGGGCACCAGATAGCCGCCGTCAGGGTCCGACTGCGTGGTCAGCTTGGCCTTCACTTCCAGATCGCGCAGACCAGCATCGACACCGCGGCGGAAGAAGCGGTCGAAGGCTTGCGCATGTTCGGCCTTGTCGGGATCAGTTGTTCCGCCAACACCGCCGACCTTCACTGCTGCGAGTGCGGCGTTGGTTTCGTCGAGCGCCTTTTGCAGAGTGGTGATCTCGGCATTGATGCGGTCGACCTTTTCGGTCTGGACCACATCGGCCATGCCGGCCCTGATGTCGGCCAGTTCCTTGTCCCGTTCGACCTTGAAGTCCTCGAAGGTCTTCTGGAGTTCGGTCAGGATTTTCGTGGCGTTGCCGGAATCGGCGCGAACGCCGACAATCCCGCGCGCACGCGGGGTGAGTTCGATACCCATGATCGGGGTCTCCTATGATTTGATGGTTTTGATCAGCCGCTGCATTGCAGCGATGTCGAAGCCAGCGTCGTGCGTGGCAGGTTCGGCAGCGTTGTGCGTACCGGCAATCTGGTTGAACATCTTGCGCCGTTCAGTGCGCGAGATGCCCTGTTGTGCCAAGGCGGCATCGATGCGCCGCTTGGCGAGGATTTCGGGGCGGACCTGCGCGGACGCATTGGTCTCTGTGTGGCTTTCGGTATCGTCGACAACATCGGCAAAGCCGCATTCGACGGCCTGCGATGCTGTCATGAAGGTTTCCGCATCCATCAACTGTTCGATGTCGGAACGTGTCACGCCCGTGCGGGCCTCATAGATGTCGGCGATCGCCGCATCGAACTGGTCGAACAGGGTGGCGGCCTCACGCATGTCATGGCGATTGCCGATCACCACGCCCCAGGCATTGTGCACCATCATGAAGGAGCCGAGCCCCATGCGGATGTCGTCACCGGCCATGGCGATGATGGAGGCGGCCGAGGCTGCCCAGCCCAGCACCTCGACCGTCACCTTGGCCGGATGGGCGCGCAGCAGATTGTAGATGGCGATGCCCTCGAACATGTCGCCACCCGGCGAGTTGATGCGCACGGTGACATCGCGATTGCCGATCGAGCGCAGCGCCGCCGAAATGCGGTTTGCCGTGACGCCACTTCCGGTCCAGACATCTTCGCCAATGATGTCGAACATGGAGATGGTGGTGTCGGCATCGTCTGCGACAGTAAGCGGATGCTCGGCCCATTTCGTAAGCACATCGCTCGGTGCGTCCCAATGGTAGTTCTGCGGCCGAGGGAACGTGCGTGCCTCAGGCAGATGGCGCAGGCTCATCAGACCCCCTCCATCAGCTGGAACAGATAGCCGCCCAAGGTGACGCCACCGATGAAGATGCCGAAGTTGAAGGCGGGACTGACGATGGCCAGCGCAACGACACAGATCACGATTGCCGCCGAGGCAAGTTTTAAGGCACCAAGAAGGCTCATGGTTCATTCTCCCTTGTAGCAAATTGATCAGCGCCGGAATCATCGCCCGGACCCTGCTCATCGATGGGCACGCCGGCCGTGTTGGGTGGCGGATAAAACACGTCGCCGCCGTCACGCGGGTTCTGGTCTTCCAGCGCGCGGATTTCGTTGGGGCTGTAGACGCCCCATTGCAGGCCTTTGACGTAGGCCTCCCAGCGGGCCTTGATGTCGCCCTTGACCAGTGCGGCCCGGTTGAAGCGGGCATACAGATTGTCGTTGGCGCCGATCAGATCGCGGTTGATCGCCTCTTCCCACATGGTCAGATGGTCTTCGAGCGTATAGGCGACGAACCCGATCGACTGCTGTTCGATGCCGGTGCCCCAGCTGGTCGATTTTTCCGTGTCGCCAATCATGTGCGGCGGCACGCCGAAGAACATGGCAATGTCGGAGCGCGAGAATTTTCGGCTTTCGATCCACTGCGCATCCTCGGCCGTCATGGCGATGCGGGCATAATCCATACCTTCTTCGAGGATCAGATTCTTGCCTTCCTGCTCACCACCGGAGCGGAACTCCTCCAACCCCGCCTTCAGATTGGCGACAGCTTCCGGGCCGAGCTTGTTTGGATGCTTCAGCACGCCGCTGACACGCGCGCCATTGCGGAAGGTTGAAGCGCCGTGGTCTTCCATCGCAAGCGACAGACCGATGGTTTCGCGAGCGTAGCTGATGGCCGACACGCCATGGACACCATCGAGCGACAGCCCGACGAGATGGAACACTTCATCCTGATGAAGCCGGATGCGCCGTCCGTCCTGGCGAGCGTAAATATATTCCAGCGTCAGATCGTCGGTCTGCTTCACCTCGACGCGATCAGGATGAAACGGGATCAGCTCCTGGACCAACCCTCGCGAGCGTACGATCATCGCATAGGCATTGCCCCGCAACAGAAGATGCGCCTGCAGCATGCGGCGGAACTGCGACGGCGTCTGCCAGCGGTTGGGCTTCTTCCGCAGCACCGTCCAGATCGGCGTGTCCGAGGCGTCCTCACGGGTGCGTTCGTCGACACGGCGCTTGATATGCAAGGGCAACGTTGCCACGGCACCGGAGATGATGCGCACACAGGCATAGACAGCGGCCACCCGCATGGCGCTGTTCGGCGTCACCGTGGCGCCCGATGCGGTCACTTCTCCGGAGCGCAGCGCCTCTTCCAGCTGCCGCGCTGTGGTGATGACGAGGCCGCCTCCCGCATCCTGGAACGACGCACGCGGAGAGGCGGCCGGCGGTTTGGAGCCGCCGAACCAGTTCGACCAGAATGGCATGAGTTTTCTTTCGTAAGCCGCCGTCAGCTCACAGCATCAGGATGCCGCGGCTCTCATAGACCGAGCGGCCGGCATTGACGTCACGGGCCAG